AACCATTGCTGGAATCTGATTGACCAGACCCTGAATGGCTGTGCGTGGCTGGCAAGGATAGCCCTCTGAGCCTTCCTTAGTATGGTGTAGAACCAATACCGCAGCGTTGGTATCACGTGCTAAGTACTTGAGTTCCTTCATTGCTGAACGCATACCTTGGAATTCTTCGTGACCGTCCATAGCAATATCCATTAGGTTATCTACAACAATAAGCGTAGGGCTTCTGCCCCACACTGTTTCAAATGCACTGACCTCATCATCTAAATCTTTTAGAGTGGGAGTTGATTCAAAGGACCAGAACAAATGATTGTTGGTGCTAAGGATTTCTTCTGCTTTCTCTGGCTCACGCTTGAGCAACTGTTCTGCATCTGTCTGTGTCATACGACCAGCCATTGCAACTAAACGCATTGCCATAGTGTGAGCATTAGTATCTGCGCTGAAGTACAGCGTAGGTACCTTTGCTTTGGCTGCGATTGCCAGTGCTACTGATGACTTACCTGCACCTGGAGTGCCAGCAATCATAGTAATTTCTGCACGGCGCAGGATAATTCCTGCTCGCTGGAATGCCGCAAAAGCGGGTGGCAATGGTTCGCCACCCACCTCTGCTTTGCCGATACTACGTCGGAGTGTACGCATTACTTCACTTGTTCAGCGACGAATGTGTTCCACTCAGGAGTGCCGATGCGGACATACGCATTCTTGCACTTATCAAATGCACCCTTTGGTGCTGGACAGAAGTAACCACGGTACATCTTGCCGTCCTTGCCTGTGCCTTGGATGGCTGTCATCTTACCGTGAGGACAGTTCTTACCACCGAGTGATGGTGTAGGTGCTGATGACCAGTTATCAACTGGTGCTGCAACTGGTGTGTTATCAATGATGGATGCGCCAAGCGCTGCTGCTACTTGGGCTGGTGCCATTGGTGCAGATACTGGTGCTGATGCACCGCGTACTGCTGACTCTAGTTCTGTGACAGCAGAACGAACTGCCTCTAGTGTTGTTGCTATCAACTGGTCTAGTTCATCTCCGTGCTCTGCACGAATTGTAACTAAAGAACCTGCTGGAGTTTTTACTGTGATACTGATTGGTGCTTCAGTGCTAGCCACTGATTGTCTCCTGTTCTTCAAATGGAGTAGCAAGACCTTTCTTGTCTCGCCACTGTCTTACTTTCATTGCAAATTGTACACCTTTCCAACCTTCAGCAATGTCTATCCAAACTAATTTGCATAGCCCTGTTCCTGCTGGCAGATGAATGATGATGGCTTTGTCTTTGTTGACATTACCCCAATTACCACGGCTACCCGTGGCTATGTCATACGGGTTGCCGTTGGCATAGATTGCTAACTGAATTGCAATGTTATTGGGATGGTCAATACGACCTGTCTTTATATCTGCAATGAATCTTTCACCTTTATATTCAACAACTCTGTCTGGTGTACCAGCAACCTTGTACTTGTCTAGTACGCAGAACTGTTCAATGAAAAGATTATTAAGTTGTTTAGTTGCTTGTTCATAGGCACGAATATCTCCTGCCCATTCTTCTGGGATAGGTCCAAGTTCCTGTCCCAAATCTAGTTTCTCTGCGAATGCGTGCAGTGCTGTGCCGATAGTTGCTGCACGGCTAGCGCCTGCTACTTCCATAGCATCCTCTATGTATTTATTAATTGCCATCTTATCTTCTTGTGCTGCACTAATGGCTAGTAATAAATCACTGCGAACTGTTAAGCCAATGGCTGCCATTCGCATCTTCCACGCAGTCAATGCTGACGGGTCATCAAGACTATTGGCAATAGTTGTAGCCCGTGTGTAGGCAACAGGTTTGCCGCCACCTTTAGGCACTATCAGTGGGCGACCATATCTATCACGTGCTATTTCTTGTCGCATATAAATCCTTTGTCTCCTTTGGAAAGAGGTGGGCTGGAAAGGAGACTAATCAAAACCAGCCCACGCTCAGTGCCCCAAGTGTAGCACACTTGGTTGCTGATATTACTGGTGGCTGGTGTCAGTAATATCTACATCCCAATCAATAGAGCCGATGCCATCAAACTCTGCTCGTAGTTCGCTTTCAACTTGGTCACGAGCATCCTCCTCTGAGTCCGCCTCAATGTCTGTGATAGTAAACGAGATAGTACCGCTGACTGTAAACAAAGCCTTGAGTTTTTCACAACCAATAGTCTCAAGCAACTCATTTACATCTTCAACTGTACAGGTAATATCATCATCACCTGCATCGTGGCGAGCAGCAAAGAAATCATAGACTGCCACACGTGCCTTGTGATAGCGGTCTAGATAGCGTAGGTTTTGGTCTTTGTAATACTGAATATCAAGAATGACTTGTTTAATCATCTCATCTGTATACTTGATAACAGTACCATCTTCTGTTGTGTGTAGGTATTCCATTGTCGTCTCCTTATGCTGTTAGTAGTTCTAGTGCACGTAACTTAACGTTATCGCTGGCACCAGACATCGTCTTGATGCCCAGCGCTTTAGCCTTGTTAGGCTTGCCGTGGTCTGCATACTCAACAACTGCTTGCCATAATCCGAAGGCTGTGCCACGGATATTCTCCTGCGTTGGACTGTTGGTATAGATACCATACGCATTGTTCCTAGCAATTGTTGCATTGGTGTGCTGCTTCTTCTCACCCTGTGATAGCAGGTGGTGAGGTGTATCTTCTATCTTGCTAGGTAGTGGGAAAGCACGTTTGAAATAATCAAGTGCTTGCTCACGTGTAACCTGTCGCTCTAAAAGAACAGAAGCAATGTCAGAGTATTCTTGGATACTAGTATAAGTAATGTCCAAGATACTGCGAACATCATTGACATCCAGTATTGCCTTAGATGTATGACGCAGTGTGTATGTGCGAGGCTTGTCAGTTGCCCTAAAGATTTTGTTAATCTGATTATGGCAATACAAACGCTCAATGATAGGACGAATAAGAACTGAACCGCTACCATCGTGTGTAGTTTTGGCTAACAGGAATGCTGCGTGTGGGTCACCCTTAATCTCCATCTCAAGGGGTAACTGCAATAGCATCCATACTTTTGCACCGTTGTCATACTCGCCTGCTGCTGCATAGCGAGCATCGCCTGAATCAATCAGAGTATCCAGCACTGAGAATACCTCTGAGTTCTGGAATGGTTTGTACTTGGTACCAACAATACCTAATGGTGTTACCTCACCGAGTGCTGTTGTCTTGACAACTGCCTGCTTATTCTTGACTGGGATATGCACGGGCAATCCCTGTCCTGGAATCTGATAGGTGGCTGCCACTTCGTGTAGTGATACTGACCAGTCAAGACCTGCTTGTCTGGCTACATCACTGGCTGATGTTGCTGTTACCGCAACACCTGACTTAATCCACGCCGACATATTCTTCGGCGCAACTGCTGTTGTTTCTACAACTGCTGTTGTCATACTGTCTCCTTATTTAGGTTGTGCTACTCGTAGTTCTGCCCAAGTGCAGCCTTCATTTACATTCAACTTACTCATTAACTCAGCAATCATTTCTGTTCCTGATATACGGAAGAACTCATTACGAATATCTTCTGGCATACTAAGAATTGTTTTGACTGATGGTTCTGGTGAGTCTTCATTGATGATTGTTTCTAGTTCTACAATGTGCTTGATAATCACGTGCTGTCTCCTTTATAGATACTTGGTAATGCCGCCGTAAGTTGCAGTGCTAATGAGTTCATCATCGCACATCTTGAGAACACGGATAGCGTTCTCTATCTCTTCTTTAGTTTCCTTGTAAGCATACTCATTCATTGTTTCGTAGGTTCTTACTGGTTCTTTAGGTAAGTTAATAGCATTAGCAGGTAAATCAAAGTCAACATTTACTGAGCCATTCCAACGTACATTGACCCGTACATTTTCTGCCTTAGCAAACTTGGCAGTTGCTAGTTTAGTTACTTGCTTTTGCCACTTGTCACGGGCAAGTTGATACTTCTTGTCTTCTGCATCTTGATTTGCATAGTTGTTTTCTAACTTAACCAATGCCTGCTCAAGAGCCTTGATAACCTTGACTCTAGGAACTTTGACATTGATACCTTGATTGCGTCTTGCCATTGTTGTCTCCTTTGTTTGTTGTTGTTAGTACCATTTATGCTTGCGCCAATGTGCCCAAGCAACTGATGGTTTGCCATACCGATGTTGTATGTATGCCAAGCCACGAGCAATCTGCTCGGGCGCAGGCGTTGTAGGTTTCATCTTTAGCAGTTGTGGTATGCCAAATGCTGTTGACTTAGGATTGTCTGCTGTGTGGTCCCACGCAGACTCCTTGCCCCATAACTTTAGTAGTGCCTTGAACTCTGAGTGTCCCCACGTTTCATACTGCGCTGTGATGAGCGCCTTGGCGTAGGATTTGCTCAAGGATTTCGTCCAACGAATCTCCTTGTTGACAGTCAACTTGTTGTCGTCCTTGTGCTGTAGCCTGTCGGCTACTGCTACTGCGTACGATTGACTGGGAAATACTGCGCTGGATAGCGTCAATGCCCAACTGAATAGCGCTGCTAACTTGGTCTTCATTTAGTACTCCATCT